GCTCTGATGAAAACATTGTACTGTCTGCTGAAAGCAACTCAGAACCATCTAATGCAGACACGTCAACAATATTAAAAGCGGTATCCTTTGGTAGATACTTTAAAGCAATATCATTAAGCGGTAGATTAATATCATCTTCCATTTTGAGAATACACTTAAGTTGTGTTTCTCTGTCTGTATATACAATCGAATGAGTTGTGTTTGCCATATGTTATCCTATTGAACGTTATATTTATACATGTTTTAATGCTTTAACATGCAGAAGTTATAGCATGCCTCTTTACTTTACCTGATGCGGTTTTAGGTAGTGAGGAGACGAGATTTATATAGTATGGTATTTGCTTTCGTGACATTAACGATTTTATATTTTTAATATGCTGACGATCAGCTACAATTGCGTTCACAGTAAGTTTATTAATACCGAGTTTATTTTGAGTAATTGTACATGCGCAGTCGATCACACCATCACACTGTTTTATTTGATTATCTATGTCATTAAGGTAATAGTGAAGGCCGTTGATTTTTACTCTGTCGCCTCTCCTACCTTTAAATTGCATTTGACCGGCATGCAGTGATACTAGATCACCGGTATGATAAAAGCCATCGATAAATTTATTATTGATGTAGCCTATTGCTGAATGTTCGCTTCTAATCTTAACTTCATAATCACCTTCTGTTGGTATTAATACCAGCTCACAACCTGGTACTGTTACGAAATCGTCATAACGTATACCATACAGGTATTTTGTCAGGTAAAATCCGAGTGTTTCTGTTGTCCCTATAGCATCAATCGGTGTAATGTTATGGGATACAAGTAGCTGATTTATGCTATAGGGTGTTTGCTCGCCAGCAAGCAAGGCGTACTTAAAATTAAATTTACCTTCAGGTATTGATAGGAAGTGACGAGGTATACCACATAGCATAGTGATATTATTAGATGTTAATATTTCATCTATAACTTCTCGTGTAGGTGTTCTACTATCAATAACGACCGATGCTCCGTTTGAAAATGGTATTGATATTGAGTTGCCCATACCAAAAGCATGACTCATTTTTGCTGCAGAAAATAATACAAAATCACTGGTTATTTTTAGAATATTATTAAACTGTAACCCTGTACCTAGTATACTCGAGAATTTATGTTCGACTAATTTAATATAGCCAGTTGTACCGGATGTGCATAAGAAAAAACGAGATGACTTAAGGTGCATATCACTGCACTCAACTTGATTGTTTAAATCCTGCAATTTAAAGTTATCATGAGATAAAATAAAATCACAACCAGCCTGTTCAATAATATGGGCAATTGTGCTGCTATCTGCGGTATTACTTACAACAACAGGTTGGACATTGCAGTAATAGCATCCTAAAAATGCTACTATAAATTCTAAACTATCGCTGAATTTAATTATAATTTTTGATCTATTAAGAGCTGATATTAATGTAGCGCTTTTACTGATCATAATAAGCAGATCATAGTATGATACTGTATCATTACCACTTATAACAGCCGGGCGTTTCCCGTATGTCTTCATAACATCAAATAGCGTCATTTTTCAATAGATAATAATCTACCATCGGCAGCACATACGATGTTATAAGGTGTACTTGGAGGTATGAATACCCTTGATAATAGGGGCATCTTTGCACCATTAACATATACATCACCCTCCAAGCACAAGAGTGTTTTTTCTTTTAACTCAGTGCTTAAAACCTTATTTGTGTCTGGTCCATAAAAAGCATACGTATGATCGATTTCGGGTGTGCGTGAATTGAAATGCAACATGAAAGCCCCCTCAAGACCGGCAGTATCATAGTTACCAAAGCCCTTTCTGCTACCTAATTTTCTAAACTCTTTTTCCTCAATATATACAGTTTTATGATTAAAAGGTATTGAATTAAATCTATGCTTATTAACAAGATCGGAAACTGTATCAACAAGTTCGCTGGTATATGAACCCTTAATCACATACACCGCCTCCGATGCGACTCCCGGTCCTTTATTCTGGTGAAAGTGAGCTACACCAGGTGGTTGATAGCAAATACATATAACTAAATCACTGTATCTAATAGTATACTGATATCTACCATCCGGCTCTTTTAAGCGTCGTCTGTTCACAAAGGGAAAATGCGCTCTATAATCGCACGCTATCATATTAAATTTATATAATTAAAAAAATAATGTAAATTTGTATCGTTTGTTTCAACTACCGGTTCTGCATCTGTAGCATTAACATCAAAGAACCCGGGTTGGTTAAATAAGATCATATTATGCACATCTGTTCTAATATCAATTGTGTAAACATGCCCGGTATTAATTAATTCCTTGACTATATCACCAATTATATCAGTATCATCACTAAGAGACATTGTCTTCTTATTGTGAGCTGTATCATTATAAGTTATTTGTATCATGGACTTGCTAGATTGTTGTCTATTTCTGATGGTGAAGCTGCAGAGAAGAATGATATTTTACTTGCACCTACATTTGTATTTGTTACAAAATTGCCGTTTGATGATATTGTAATCTCAGTTGTACTGGTTGTTGTTAAAGTATTCCATACCTGTGTACTTACTTGAATATTAAATGTATTATTTTGTTTAAATAACTTAGAAGTGTAACCAGAATTGTAGTAAACAGTACCTAGATCTCTTTCAATTGTTGAGTAACTCAACCAGTCTTCGGTCAGTAAGTATCCATATGCATAGTAGGGATCGGTAGTAGCTCCTGGTGATGCCCCGTACTGGCTCGGAAATACCATATCAAATATGGTATTAGATGTACCAGCCGTTGTACCCCATGCGAACGAGGTTACGTTAACAAATGTGTTGGTTGTAGATCTAATATAGCCGTTAGCTCTACCCACCCTTCTTCTTGAAAGCCCTGGCATTGTACCAGATTGCCAATGATTAGGCGAAGTATTACCGTTCGTTGTTACAAGTTGACTAATACTACCAACATAACTTCCTGCAGCTGATACAATATCAATAGCTGAATTTGAGCCTGCAGTTAATATAATTCTTGGTAGGTCAAAGCCGAAGCCAGCGGCGCCAGAACCTGGCCTGCCGTTACCTATAGCAAAAAATTCAGACCCCCCATACGTTGGGTCCACAGTTACTGTTGTAAATTGACCAAAATATGCTGTCTGCCATGCAATATCACCATTTGCTGCCCACAGTGCTAGTATATTTTCACTAGAGAACTGGTAGGGTGATACAGCAGAATAGAAACCACCAGGTGGTGCTGTATTTGGAGTTGCAACTATAACCTTTGCAAAACAATAAACATATGTATTATCACACGCTAATGGTACTAAATTCACATGCCCACCACCATATTCAAAAGCTTTGCCTGGTTGCTGGGTTACACCTTTATCATTAAAATATCTTTTTGACCATTGTATACCAAATGTACTGTTTGCTTTGTGTATTTCTGAAATTCTGGTAATAAAATTGTTAGTTGCTGGAGGTGTGATACTGGTTATTGTATCTATAGTAGCATACTTTTCAAGGTACATATCACCGGTATTATGATTAATAGCCCTTACTTGAGGCGCGTATAGGAAGTATGTTGCTTGAGAGCTTTGCCCACGTCCAGTATTATAGGTTGGTGTAAGTGTATATTCTGCTGTTTTTGTACCGGATGAGTTGATATATGCATACTTGGCGCCAGCGTTGTTACTAGACGCGGTGTTATCATACTCCACTAGTACTTGGCCGTTTGAGTATCCGTGTAGTCTTTTAAAGTATGTGTTAGAGGTAGGTAAATACACAGGTAGTGTACGCTTGTACAGCTCGTTGCCTGATGGGTCAAATCCTATTAGGCAGTGATTATTCGAATTAGGGTAGAAGAAAACCGAACCTGCAACTCCATATGGAGGAAATCTGTAACCTGCTATATCAAAGGTTACTGTTCCAAACCAATGACCGGCCGGACTTACAGTTTGTCTTTGAAGTCTTGTATACGAATTACCTACTGCTCCAATACCCTTCGACCATGCAACATCATTATTAGTAGCATTTAGTTTAATTACAAGCACGACAACATTATTAGCAACATTCGTACCGTATGAGTTAGTCGTAAAGCTATTACCAACACTATACGCAAAGATACATCCATTAGAAGGCACTGAATTAGGTATAGTATATATTCCAATACCTGGAGAGTATGCAATTACTTCATGTCCAAAGGTGGATACTGATCCCGGGGTCATTTCATCAATCAGGACGCCGTTTGCATGAGTTGATCTTGCTGTATATACATATCCATTACCATTTATGGATACAGTATTATCATCCGTTGTTATCGATATACGGCCGTAATCGGTAATAGTACCGTTCCGGTCAGTTGCAATTATAACCGGTTTAATATTAGTAGATCTAGGTGTATTAGAGCGATCGGTCCAGGTAGAGGGGCTTCCCATCATGACCGATTGAAACCCACCTGCATTACTGTTTAAAGTATTAGCCCATACTACCGGATCTTGCTGATATCCTTGTGTCATTATTGGGTAAAAATGAGAAGCCCTGCTGGCATTATTTGCTCTAGTACCACTTGTAAATGATATATTCTGCAGCTGCTTGGAGTATAGTTGGCTCAGGGAAATCGTCTGGTTCGGTGTGTTTTTATCAGCAAGAAACCGCACGTCATTGGAATTTAAATTCTGCGGTGCTGTGTTGGAATACAGTAATTCTCTATTAATATTTGCAAAGCTAATTGCACCTGAGCTTGGTGTAGTCATTTAATCCTCTTTAGACTTTTCTGCCGATATTATATTTAGCGACAAGATTCCATTCATCTTTTTCTTTAAATGGTAGAACTTTGATATGCGATAATTGAGTAATTGGGCTAACAGTCGTTGTTGGGTCAACTATGGTTATCAGTCCCCACTCAGCTAATAAATTAGTAATTGTATTACGTCTTCCTTGATCTTCATCATCAAAACTAGATGGCTTGCCGTCTAGTAGAAATAGTTCTTTAAAATGCACAATGTAATATCTGCTTTGTTTATGTAGAATATGACAGGATTGATATAGAATTTTGTCTTTTTTCGATGCAACCCCGATACGCGTCAAAGTTTCTCTGACTTTTAGGAAATCATCATCGTTCTTTAGTTTTACCTCTACCAGGTTTTCTACTAGGCTCATTTAACCCACCTTTTTGTAATTGTTCTTTTATAGTGTCGAGTTGTTGTTTCGACAGCAAGGACAGGGCTTGAGAGGCTTTTTCATTGCTATAGCCATAGTATTCTTTAACAGCATCCAAGTCATTACTATCTTCTTTTTTTACCCATTTTGCAAATCGCTTGTGGGATCTAATGCTATTTATCAGATAGTAATACTGTAATTTATTATCAGCAGATGCGTGCTGGTTCATTTCATTGGCATATAGTACAGTATCAGGGAAATACGATAGACCTTTATTGACCAGGAAGGCAGGGTACGTTTTTTCAGCTAATTCATCATTCTCACTCCCCTCCATGAGGTTTGCCTTTGAATGTGATATAGAGTTAATGAAGTCGAACGGGCTCATGTAAGCATCCTGATCAAACCAATTGCATCCACAGTTACCAATAGCATGTAGTTAGCGAGCATGCCAAAAGATTTCCTAGTATAAGCAGCCCAAGCGTAGAGGCCGCAGCCGAGGATCCAAATAGGATAAAGAGTAAGTAGGGGCGGATTGGGGACAGTAACAGCCATGGTAATGCTACACCCAATTGAAATGCCCCAAGCAATAAGCTCAATGCAAAAACGAAACCTATTAGAAGCCCAGTCATTTTTAATCCATCCAAATATACCGAAGAAAATATCGTTCATATCTAACCTAAACATCGTTAATAATATTATATGCAACATCACCAGCAATATTCATACGGCGTAAGCCTTCATTATATTTTGTTGTGTGACCTGCCAGAAGCGCGTAATGGGCGTAGATAGGAACATCGTTCCAGCACTTTGCATACGTTCTTTTATACACCTCAACATTAAATCTTGTAAGATCACTCAACTTAATATTACTGAGATGCATCTCGTAGTGTTCTTCTGACTCACTATCCTGTGGGAGGTTAGTAGGCCATATGAGCATTACATGCTTTGCTTTATAGAGCATTGCATCAATGACCCCTATTGCATCGTTAAGGTACATATGCTCCATAACATCACCTGCAATGATAAGATCATATTTGCGATCCCTGTTGTTCTTAAAGAACTCAGCTGCTGTCATATGGTATACGTCTCGATACTTGGTACGAAGAGAATAATCATCAATGTACTTACGTACAGGCTCGACAGCATCGGCAATTATACCTGCCCTTTTAAGCATATCTCCATACTTACCAGCGCCGGCTCCGATGTCTAGAGCAGTCTTTGGATTAAGTGCGCTAATATGAGCAGGTACATCGGTTGTGAAAAAATCTATAGATGTAGGCATGTTACCAATGTCTTATGACCCCTGCAATAATAAAAAGATTTGTAATGATATAGCATAGTACGATCAGTGTGCGCACAAACGCTACTTTATCAGCTTCCCTATCATCGTTACTTGCCTTTTCCCCGAGCGCTTTTGCCCACACTCTCCACATTACTTAAACTCACATTCAACCATTAACTCGGTAAGGCAGGCAGCTAAATTGATTTCCTGGTCTGCCACGAATGCTGCCTTATATTGATATTCAGCAATCTTGAGTACAAGGATAGGAATGGTATTAGGTGTAATGTATTCAGCTGCTGTATCGTAGAGTTTACGGAAGAATGTTGCAGTATCCAAATCGGTATTCAGTCCAACCCATTTACGCATCTCGGTGAAGTTCTTTTCTTTCAACATCTTCACCAAATTACGGATGTTATCGTCGTGAAAGTTGGTAAGTATACCTGTGTCGATTTTCCCGGTTGCGCTGTAGCGCTGAAGTTCGTTCAGTACACGTCTCCAATCGGGGATGTGTTTAATGATTAGCTCAGCGAGAACCTTCTTCTCATGGGGCACATTCTCTTTATTAAGAATGTCCACAGCCCGGTGCAGGAACTGCTTAGCCATCTCAGGCTTGTCCTTACTCTCAATCTTAAACTCAACCACACTGCACCGTGAATGCAATGGTTCGATGATACGGTTCTTGAAATTGCAAGTAAGAATAAAACCGCAATTCTGGCTGAACTCTTCCATGAAATTACGAAGAGCGGGCTGGGTGCTGTTAGGGTTGAGATAATCTGCCTCGTCAAGGATAACGTACTTACGACCACCCTGTAAGGATACAGATGATGCAAATGATTTAATCTCATTACGTAGAGTATCAATGTTACCATTCATCGATCCGTTGATCACGATGTAGTCACATCCAAGCTGTTCGAGCATGGCGCGGGCAACGGTAGTCTTACCAACACCGGCACGACCTGATAGCAACAAGTTAGGCACTACACCATCATTTACAAACTGCTGAAACGTCTGCTTAAGGCTTTCAGGTAGAATCGTATCACTGATGGTTTGTGGTCGATATTTTTCCACCCATAGGAAGTGTCTGTTCATTATGTAAAGGTTTCTCATTATGTAAAAGGTTACGCCAGTGCTCTGGCTTCAATTGCGCGCCTGATAGTATCATCAGTACCAGCACAGTCCATTCAGACCAGCTGTAGTTAAGTATAACGTACATACCCCCCACCCACACTATAGCTTCATAGATCAGAGTGTAGATGAGGAATGTAACAATTATTAAAGCGTCTCTCACTGATTGAATGTACTAGAGGCTTCTGTTGCAATCCAGTACTCAATCTCAGTACCCTTAAAGTGCGCAATGCCCTTAGATGAGATCTGTACATCATAGTCACCGGACATGATTTTAATATTTTCTGCTTTAAAAATCATCTTGAAGTTCAACTCAGTACCTCCCAGACGAACCTTGTAAGTGTCGCTTGAAGGATTCTTTGAATCGATTGCTTCAATGTTCATATCAGTACCGTTACCGGTGATGGCGATCTCTGGCAATTGAAGCACGCCCATAGCCTTCAACACCCTCGAGAGATCATCAGATGTGAGTCTGAATTTAATTTCACACTCTGGCATCTTCACTTCCTTATCGTTTGGTGTCACGATAAGCTTTGGATCTGCAAATGTGTAGTTAACCTTCTGTTGACCACCAGAGATCTCCATGCTACGCTCACCAATGATCAATTCCGGCGATTCAAACAAAGAGAGCACACCAAGGAACTTAGATAGATCGTAAATAGCAAAGCTACTTGGAATCTGATTCCCAATTATAGCTTTTGCCATAACAGTCTTCTGGGGAGATACTGTACTCAATACCTCCCCTGGCTTAAACATCAACGATGGGTTGATGGACGAGAAGTTCTTCAAGATCTGAATCGTTTTAGATTCTAATTTCATAATATAAGCCTTTGTTTATTTTTTCTTGTGCTTCAACTGAGATTGATCAGCTGTTGCAGATGCACCAATAGATGCAAGATCGGCCAAGCTACCACCGAAGATATAACTACCAACGTGCTGCATTTGCATCCATGGGCAGAACCAAACCTTCATACCAGCCTTCTGTGCATGGTAACAGAAGTTGTAGTCTTCGGACAAATAGCGCTTGCTATCTGGGTCAATGATGCAATCAAAGTACGCCATGATTTCACGGCTGCCGTCGAAGTGCTCTGTACGTACGTGATCGGGTTTGTAGCTTTGTTCCGGGAACGCTACAGCATACTTACGGAACGTCTCTTTACGGATCATCATGAAACCGGTACCTATTTCAAGCACTTCGACTGGCTCACCTAATGGAATCTCTTTTTGATCACCCTTAGGGTTGAAGACATAATCACCAACAAACTTTTCAAGTACGTTTGGATCCTCATCGGCTACACCTTTATCGACCGCCATCTTGATCTTCTCCCAGGAAATGCACTTCTTAGGATACGGGCCGCCAATAACGTCATACGGGCTGTCGTCCGATTGCATTGCCAATAACGCAATCACGTCCTGAGGATTAAATCCGATATCACTGTCGATGAACATCAAGTGTGTAGCATCACTGCGCATGAACTCGTCACAGCAGTAGTTGCGTGCACGGGTAATTAACGATTCGTTAAACAAGTAGTACAGTTGTAGAGGAATCTCGTGTTTGGCACAGAATGCCGAGAGATCGGCAATGCTCCGGGTGTACATACCAGCGCACTGACCACCGTACATAGGTGTTGCAACAAACAACTTACGTTTACGCAACTCTTCAATACTAATTTCTAATTTCATTTTTATTCTCCTGTTGTTATTCAATCACAGCTTGCAATCACTGAAGTTTGCAGTGTACCATTTTGCTTGTGCTTCAGGAGACTTGTCCTTCTGCCACTTCTTTGTTTCGGGGTTGTATGCACCGACACGGGAATTGATCTCTTTGATCACTTCGCCCATAACCTTATCACCATGGTAGCCGTACTTGGCCATTTCACCATAAGCAAACACAATAATATCGGCCATCGCATCGATACGGCCATCCACGTCTTCACCTGCTTCCAAGAACTCGCCGAGTTCTTCTACAATCATAGAAACAAAGCCGTTACGGTCAGGGGTTTGCTGGGTGATTAATCTCTCATCAGACCATGCTTTAATACGTTCAAAATTTGTCAATTATCATCTCCAAAAAAATACGGGTTTTCAACCGTTTTAAAATCACCTACATTATATAGCGCCCTACTTTCGAAGTCCATTCGAAGAATCTTATCAGCAGGTGTACTGATACTACCTTCGAACTTAGTCGATGATATATTTAAGTCACTATCGTAAAACATAGGGCTAATAGAATTCCTAAACAAGTGAGCTCCAGCACCATCATACCACAGACAGCTAAAAGATCCATCGATGAGATTGAGCTCATCCCTAGACGTATTAATTGCTCGCAGTACCAACTCTGTATCCCAGTTAGTGTCTTCTCCAAAGCGTGCTTGCATCTTTTTAACATGATCAGCCTTTATGATACCGTTATGCCAAAGACAGGTGAACCATTCGGTTGCAGGGTGTATGTAAGCAGAGCTCTTAGCATCGGTAGTAGGTGCTTGAATATGCACGATGTAATAGTACCCATCGAATACTGGTATCAGATCCGGTATTAACACACCGAGTGATTTGGTGTGTATTTCAAGATTACCGTGCGTATCGATAGTTGAAACAGAATATGAGTGGCTTCCTCTGTAGCTGTTTAACTTAATAAGCTCGGCAAGCTTCTTACGGTCAAATGATCCAACGATTGCACACATTAGTCGTTATTACTCACAAGTAGTTTAGGCCATGGAATGTCAATGCTGTAAGGAATAGGGTCCTTCATTCCTGCCTTGGCAAAGTTAGCGATACGCTCACTACATGAAGGGCATTTACCGCAGCTCTTACCTTCATCATCCGGATTATAGCAAGTAAGTGTAAACTCAAACAACACATTACCAAGCTCTTCAGCGATCTTGATCTCATCGTACTTGGAAAGCATGGAGAATGGTGCTTCGAGGCTTACCTTATGTGATCGGTTTTGACCGGCTACTGCGTTCATGCTATCGACAAATCGCTGCGATGTATCCCAGTAGCCGTATTCATCGTGTACTTGTAGCCCGGTGAATACGTGGCTTGCCTTATTTGACTCAGCAAATGAGAATGCCAGCGAATTGAGAATCATGTTACGGAAAGGTACATACGTCTTTGGCTGTGGGTCTCCAAGTACGTCCTTAATCGTTGGCATTGCAACATCTGTGCCGCTGATATTTGCAGATACGTTCTTAACAATATCACCGAGTATACTGAGATCCAGTACTTTATGGGCAATACCGAGATGGTTGCATGTTGCAGCAGCCATTGTAAGTTCTCGTATCTGCTTCTGACCGTAGTCGTAGGAGAGCGCAAATACCTTTTTCTTACCATACTTTGCTACTAAGATGTACGTAAGAATACTTGAATCGAGTCCTCCTGAGAGGACCGATACTACGTTATCATTCGTTTCTGGTAGTGCTGCTAGCGCTTGTTCTAAGTTCATCTTTAATCCTTTCAACATATACGGCTGCATCCATCAACTCTTCTTGAAGGTGTTGTAGCCATCCCATAAGGTCAATATCCGTTCTCTCAGTAGTAGTACCGTACTTCTTATACCCTACTGACATTCGCTGAAACATGGCCCTGCGAACAGCCTCAACGTGCTTATCGATGGGTATCTCACTGTACCCACCTTCGTCTAATTCACTTGGATGCATTTTACTGCCTCGATGTTTTTGTACTTGGGCTATCCACATTAATGATATTTGCATATCGGTACAGAATGCGGACCGATGATGCACGCACCGGGTTAATATCAATACCACCTCTACGAGTATACAAGCAGGCAACAATCAACTCTTCTGGTTGCAACAGCTCTTGCAATCGGGTATAGATGCACTCGCAAATCTCTTCGTGAAAGTGGTTTTCGCGTCTCATTGAAACGATGTACTGCAATAGAGATTCAGGTGTTACAGATTTCTCACCTTTGATATGAATATACACATCACCCCAGTCCGGCTGGTTTGTTACTCTGCAGTTAGAACGCAGAGAGTTTGAACGCCAACGCTCATAACGCCCAATACTAGGTACAACCTCAAGAATATCCGCACTCTCATTATATTGATCGAACTTCATATTGTCAATATTACAATATGATTCAAGAGAGATGTAATCGCCTGTCATTGGCGTAGTTGTATCAACATCTCCTACAAAGATACAAGTCTCAACCCGTCCGCCAACAGCCTCACTGAAGTCGGATGCAATCATATCCTCGATCATATAGAGATCGTCTGTACTGTCAATGAGTGAGGCCATGTTGTAAGAGTTCAAATACAACTTAACCGATTTACTCTCAACAATATTCGGAGTGTTAGCAGGGTAGGAAAACTTCAACCAGCCTGATACAGGAAATCCGTTTTTCAATAGAGTTGAAAATTCGTATGCATTCCATACATCCTCACCAGCAAACTTGAGATTGTTCTCCTCAATACCGTATTGTGTACGGTTATAGTGTCGAGGTACAGCAACAAGCAATGATGCATCGACTTGATCGGGTGTTACATAAGGTTTAACGGCAGATCCATCACCTGCCTTACCCAAATGCACACCAACTAGTTTATTAAGAATATCTTGACTCATTATCTTCCTTCTAAAATACCAATAACAGTATCAACACGCGTACGCACAGATCCACGGACCCGTGTCATCGTGAGTTTATTTTTTTCAATCACCGATTCAAAAAGATCGGCAATCTCGTTTCTAAAATTAATATTAACACTACGTACACCATCATCGACAATATCGAATTCAGGTTCGATATAGAATACGTGATCGTACTGAGACCATACTTTATCAAATACATCCTGCACGTATTTGAGTGTAGGCTGATTAATTTTTGCATTGCGATACAAGTACGTGCTGTAAACCAGACCATCAAGTACCGTACGATCGGTCAACATCTTCTTGTTCATAAAGACGTTAACAATATGCTCATTCATAATGAGTCTCTGGGTGTTATCATTGCCATCTTCATTGATTGGAAGCCCGTACCCTTTCACCCTACGTGTTACCTCATCACAGATGACATAGTCCTGTAGTGTTTTTTCTGAACGTAGTGCGTTGAGTAGAGTCGTTTTACCAACTGACTGTGCACCCGTAATACCTATGCGCATATACCAATCTCCTTCATTGCAAAAGTCCATGCTGTTAGTGATGACATTTTAAGCGTACTGTACATGTCATCCAAACTAATTACTCTATTGGTAAAGTACACAGATTTAATGATTTTACCCTCGTCTACCTCCGGCACAACCTCATGCACTACACTACCAATGAACTTGTAGGCTTCCTTGTTCTCCCAAGCGCGAACCTGTGGGTCTTTGCCCTTCAGCTCTGGATACATCTCAATCGCACCAGGATGCCCGTTATAGATGGTAAACTTCGAGCACAGCTCAGGAGGTAATATACGAAGATAGCCATGTAGCGTAATAATAGTGTTCTCAGGATCGGTATACCTATCGTTAATAAAGTACTCCATCAACCTATCATGCCTGGCACGCATGAGGTAATTATTACGAATCAGCTCAGGGTTAACAACATACTTGTCTTCATGCACGTTGTTTGTAACACATATCTCAGGCTTAACTCCAATTGCCTTTGACAGTTCAGCAATCTCAGAGCCGGTCTGACTGAAGAAAGCTATCCACTTCTTAGCCATTGCAAATAGCCCTGAAGCACTCAATGTTGTAAAGTGCTAGTTGTAGTTCATAGGAGCTGAGTTTTTGATCAAGCATGGTATACAGTTTCTGCGAGGGTTTATCCTGTAAGCCCTTTGTGCTGTCATAGCGCATACCTTTAATAGCAGCAACGACTGGGTTAGAAGTATCAATTGAATCGATCCAGCTATACCCGCGATAGCTATCGAACTCCTGTGGAAGCCCGCAGCCTAGTAAATGGTGTGGCTTATTCTCGTTAATGACTTTATCAGCCAACAGACGGTGAATCATTGCATCGCGTCCGTACATATAGTGATGGTACTTCGTCGGTAGGGCACCGTTCAGGTCTTCATTAACAAAGAAATGATAATCAAAAGAGATAGCGACCTTATCAACGAAAGGCTCAATCTCCTTATAACACCACACGATCTCATCGTACGACTTACCCTGTACAACACCAATGGATTTGCATCCCCAGTCTGGTGCTACCCATTCTTTGACGTTTTTAACGGTTGTTTTTGCATCTTCAAGAGCATCTGGAATGATATACCAGGTCGGCTTAAGACGCTCAATCCATAATGCAAACTTATCAGGCTCGAATGCAGTGCCTAGTTCAAAGATAGAATTATCAAGAATAATTTCACGGCCAATTTCCTTTGCACGCACAAACTTTTCCCAATACTCATTATTCTCTTCAAACAAATGCACTAATGCGTAATCATAATCAGTTACTTCTTGCACTCGATTGAAAATACTCAACGGGGCTTCATGGGCAATCTTAATCATTAGTTTCCTCTGGTTGTTGATACTGTTTATCACGCTCACGCTGCTTGTAATAGACAGTGTTGATCCAAGACATACGATCTATTATACGATCAACTTGTTGCTGAGTCAATTGAACAACCTCTGTTACCCCAGATATTTTTTCTTCAACCCATATATTTTTTGGATAAAAGGCCTTGAATGTTTCTTCAATGCCTTTCATTTGTTCGAGAGGCCCATACACAGTCTTCATAATTTTTATATCCCATTTTGAATACTGGAATGGGCTGTAAGTAAACCTATCCATTGCATCGTAGGAAGAAGTGTGTCCAAACTTAAAGAAGTCAACAGAGCCCGATTCTTTATTTGTAAATCTTGCAAGATACATTTTACCGTTCATACACCTCTCCCCTCGCCTGCTAAAAAGTAATTAGTAATTTTCATAACCATATCGTTCTTATTCGTAGCACGGTCTAACAAGCCAATAAACTTACGTTTTGTTTCAGGCTTACCGGAGGAGTTACTTATTGCTTCCTTACACATATTACGGAAGTCATCCACACCGGCGCTCTCAAACTGTGCATACAGTTCTTTTATAACCTCATCCCCGATACCGTCTTTTTTGACTCTCGGGGATGAATTTGTTTGTGTTATTTGACTAGCCAGGCCAGTATTCCAACAGCAAACACCAATGCGCATCCCCAGACGTATGCATATTTCGTTTCATCGATGCCGTTGTTGTAGGACTCATCCTTACAATCACACCAACGTCCTTGATAGCAATCACCGTTACAACTCATAGTGATTTCCTTATTTGCGAATCAAAGCCATAAATTCAGCACGGGTTTCAGGCTCAGCTCTGAAGCACCCACCTAGCTTGGCGGTAAGGGTGGAGGAATTATGATCCTCGACACCACGAGACTTAACGCAGTAGTGAGTGCCTTCAATAACAACTGCGACGTCTTCTGTGCCGAGAATAAAGCTCAGTGCATGGTATACTTGCTCGGCAATACGCTCCTGAACTTGTGGGCGGCGTGAAAAGTACTCAACAATGCGGTTCATCTTAGACAGGCCGAGTACTTTATCCTTTGGAATGTATGCGATATGTGCCTTACCGTCGATGGTAACAAAATGGTGCTCACAGTTTGACATTACAGTGATATCTTTCTCGATAACCATTTCATCGTATCCCATTTTGTTATCGATGACCGTACACTTAGGGAAGTTCTCAGGTTGCAACCCCCAGAAGATCTCGTTAGTAAACATCTTTGCAACACGCTTTGGTGTATCCATCAGCGAGTCATCGGTAAGGTCGAGCCCGAGGGTCTCCATAATTACAGCAAACTGTTTTTCAATTTTAGCAATCTTCTTTTTACTATCTACTGAAAGTGCTTCGCTTACTGTTGGTGTGTGTACACCTTTACTACGAAGATATGCTTCTACTTTTGCGCCCAATTCTGGGTCGGTTTTACCTGCTTGAAGTGACATGCTTTTCCTTTTAAATAAGAGTTATTTGTTGTGTAATTACACCCAGTCAGCAACCCAGCTGGCTGAGTTTGAAGGTGTTTCCATGACCTTGACCATACGGAGACGTACACGTCCATCACCATAGCCGTTCTCAGGCATCCAAATCTCTTGAATATAATCAGATAAGAATTTTGAGAGTCCCTCACATCCTACCCTATCCACAACAACTAACTTTAGTAGCTTGCGGGTGTGTAGATCCTCCCATGTTTTCAACTCTGGATCATCCTCGGCGGATAGGAATGTATGATCGAACCAGTCGTCGAGTTTACTCTTCAACGACTTATAACCGCCGAAGTCAACACACCAGTTACGTGCATCGAGATCATCCTCATTACACTCAAACTCAAAATGGAAAGCTAGTGCATATCCATGAATTAGGTTGCAATGCGTATCAGCACGCCATTGACGGTATGCAACTGCGTACCCTCTTTCGTGCCCATATGTCTTTGTACTAATAAATTTACCCATTTAATATCCTTGTTATTGCGTGTTTTACATCGTTGTAGAAATAATTGATATCTCGCTCTCTACTCAACCGATCACGAACAAACTCTGCTCTCGGTGAATATTCTAATATATTTGTATGGTAGAGTTCGCGGACCCAGTAATCAACTTCTTTAATAAAGTTGTTTACATCGTTATATTCAATCTCGGTGAAGTTAGGATAATCGTACCTACTTCTACCACCAAGACCGCTGTAACCTATTACCTTACAACCTGATATTGCTGCTTCGAATGGTGGTATACCAAATCCTTCACCGCAGTCCTGACAAAGAAAAACGAAGATCTTTGACTCTGCCATTGAACGTGCCATTTGTTCGTGTGTAAGATCTTTTACTAACTCAACTTCCCAGTTGTACCTTTCACGTATAATTTTTACCAGCATGTCGTTGGATATGTTGGTAACGCGTATGGCTTTACGCATGATTAGAATCTTATTCTTTTTTACTCCGGGTTTAAATATAGGAGAGATAAGATTGACATTATTCAAAGTGAAGATTTTATTCTTCGGTATGTTGAATAGTGTATGAAGAGTATCAGCAATATAGTCAGAAACAACAAGTACGCCTAGAGCCGATTGATACATCATTTTTGTATCGGCATAGCTTATGTGTTCGTTACACATAGTGCACTGGGCACCTTGGTTAATCATTACATGTCTTGGGTTATTCTTTTTTAACTCGTGAAATGCCCAGACTGCCTCTTCATGAATAAACACAACATCGTTACTTGTTATGTCTGAGATTCTGTTAGTAACAGGTACGTCAGTTTTAAACCATGTAGGTCTGTAGTCTGCTTTATTTTCTTCTGAATACAACTCACCAGGTATGAGAACACATGCATCATACCCAGCCTTGATCAGTGACTCAGCAATTCTAAACAACACCATAACTCCACCTGCCGGCTTTGTTATGGCATTATGACAGAAGACAAATATCTTCAATTAGGTTCCCCATTCGTTCTTGAACAAAGGAACTTGTAATCGATCGCTGTAACGCCAACCTTTTCGCATTGCGTACTCAGCCACTTGCCTATTATTAAGACTGTACACCCGCTCAACCCCGCCGACAGGCATGAGATAAACAGGACCATCGAAACCATTCTTACGATATGCATCAACAGCTGCCTCCGCCTCTTTAACGTGCTCTTCCGTTGATACAACGAACTTAAGGTATGCATAGCCTACTGAGCAGTACTGGGCTACAATATCTGGCTTAATAGCATCTTCCCATGATTCACCTGATGAGGAAAGCTTAGGTGAGATAGAAAATGTCAATGCATCGTAGAATCGACTGCTAAACGTCCACTCACTTAGGTAGTTATAAAACTCTTGAGACAACTCTTGTGTACCGTTTGTTTCAAACGTCAGTTCTTTGAGTGAGTCAAACTTTGGATGACTCAGTAGGTCAGGGTATGCACGTTGCCATCCCAGAAGCGGCTCACCTCCTGTGATTACAAGATGTTCATCTTCCCACCTCTTGTGCGGTAGTAGATCCACAATCGTATCGGCGAGACTATCAGTAGATACAACAGGACTAAGATGCTTAAACCTAACATCCCAAGAAGCATACGAATCACACCCAGTAGAAACGAGGGGCAGCTTTTTATAGTCAGTATACTCATCCGACTTAATCGCAATAATATTTCTCTCATTACTCTTTTCTCCTGGATCCATTCCGAAGCCGTCACAAGTAAAGTTACAGCCGAATGTACGAAGAAACACTGAAGGTACGCCCATGTAGCGACCCTCACCTTGAATAGAATAAAACAGTTCTGATACTTTAAGCTTAGACATATAAATTTGAAAATTTCTTTAGTTTGTTAATCTTATCAATTTTAAATTGAGAAAGTGCATCCTGCTCAAGCACCTGTTCTTCAATTAAAATATCAATCAGTGCAAGCACGTCGCCCACTTCTTTTTGAAATCGAGTGCGATTATGCTCTTGACCTTCGTATGCTTGATCCATACCGAATCTTTTAATTTTTGAAATGCTTTGGATGACCTCTGCACATTCTTCTTGTAAGATTATGAGAGCTTCATCGGTTCTTGGCGTCATACAATCTCCTCTACAACACCGAGAATTTCAGCGAGTATAAGGAAAATACCTGTAAGTAACAGATTACCAAAGATGAGGGAGGTGCCAGCGATAATCCGTAGTGCGCTTTTAACAAAGCTGATGTTACGGTGCCAGCGTGGGTCGGGAACAAGTGAAATCAAAATATAACTCCTAGTTTACGTGGAAGGCCACGATAGATTATATAGCTTGCTTCAGTGCACGTGCTTGTTGTCTATCGAGCTGTTTTTTCTTATTCATTGCTCTTTGCAAGTGAATTTGATTAGCTCTTTTAGTATATACCATCCCATTGAGGTGGTCAAGTTCATGTAAGATCGCACGAGCGGTCATACCAATAAACTTCTCGTTATGCACATCACCATAAACGTCTTGGTATCGCACTTTAATAATCTTAGGTCGTTTAATTTTTACAACCAGATTTGTTTGCGATGCACACATTTCATCGAGCACGATGTGTTCGGTGGTTTCATCCACAATTCTTGGATTAAACATCACAAGAGGATCAACAGAGTGTAATGCAAACGCTCTGTATGGTAGTCCACATTCATTGGCTGATATACCTATACTCTTATGCTTAATAAGAGTTTCAATTAGGTTATTTGCTAGTTCAACAGGATCAATTGGAGGGGTTGTAAAATTGAATGTGTTGATCTTTGTTCTTAGGATTTCATTATCAGGATTGACTAATTCGTACACCATTTTGCATGCTCTCCGTCCACGACTTTCCACACGATGTGCAGCGTCTATTATAAGTTGTTACATTCATATCAGGGTTAATGTTTACACCCTGGGCATTATATACGGGCGGGTAATAGGCCATTGTCTGCATCCCTCCACCGTCTTGAATCCTGCAGTCGTTACGCATACACCCTACACCACCATCTACAAATTCAGCTAAAAAACTCATGATGCCATCCTTGAAAAGTTCTTATGTTTTTCAAATCTAATTAAGTGATTAAATTTATCAATCAGTTGATCGGTCTTGTGGCTGATAACAAATATGTTGGTATCAGTGGCGAGTGTTTGTAAGATTTTCATCAACTCATCACTACCCTGTACGTCCATTGAGCTATCAAATACTTCATCTAGTATGAGTAGATTAGTACTAGCGCTATTGCGCAGCTTAGCCACAGCTCTCCAGGTGAATAGCAAAGCCAAATCAATGCGTGATTTTTCACCCTCGCTAAAAGATTCGTAACTGAAATCATCTCTAAACCTCGATTTAATTGTTTCTTCAAAACTCTCGTTTAACTCGAAGTTAACAAAGAATTCCATTGAAGCCAGGTATTTATTAATCAGTTTATTCATAATCGGAACATACTGCTTAATAATTTTCGTCTTGATACCTGAGTCCTTTAATAGCGTGTTAGCAATATCCAGAACTTGCTTATCAACAATGAGTGACTCTTTTGAAGTAATAAGAGCCAGGAGATCTGATTTTAGCGTTTTGAGCTCAGTGTTATTTGTTTCAATTTGCTTGTTGCTGTTCTTAAGCTTGTCAATCTCCTTCTCGATATCATTAACAAACCCTGACCATGTACGGCATTGAATGAGTATATCTGACACCTCTCTATTCTTTGCTGTAATAATAGAGGTAGTAGTTGAGATATCAGCGAGTCTGTTGTTTATGGTTTCAAGCTCTTCAGATATTTTTTCCTTACCTGCTTGAATCTCACTTATCTGGGTGTTACCCTTTTCAACGATTTGTGTCTTATGCTCATGGGCAATACCTTGACGGCATGTTGGACAGTCATCGTGTGCAGAAAAGAACTCAGTCTCTCTTTGGATCTTATCCAGTTTACTGTCAATTTGTCTTGCAATATCGCGAAGCTTATCCAGCTTGGATCTCATCTTATCTTGATCGGCAATGCTTGCTTGCAACTCTGCAACCTCTGACTGGAGTGTTGTTGCGGTACTGTTAGAGGTATCGATATTAGTGTTGAAGCTGTTGATCTGCTCTTGTTTCTGGGCAATCAACTCTTCAGTGTTCTGCTTCAACGATTCAATATGTCTCTTGTATAGCTCTATCTTCTCACCAGCACCTTTGATGCTCATATCGGTTGTGAGAATGCTATCACGGTTAGCCGATAGTTTGTGCTTGAGCAAGGAGTTCATCGTAGAGAAGATTTGAATATCGAGCAAATCCTCGATGACCTCTCTACGGTTGGCTGCTGATAGTTGCATGAAAGGTACGAATGCTGCACTTCCAAGAATAACAATCTGTGAGAATGACTTATGACTTAGTTTGAGAATACTTCTCTCAAACATCTCCTGGTAGTCTTTTGCTTCCGCATCTTGGTTGATCGGCTTACCATCTTGTAGGATTTCAAACACGGTAGGCTTCATCCCACGACGTACTTTATACTCGCGCCTACCAATACTGAATTCTACCTCAACCTCTAGCCCCTTTGAGTTGATGGAGTTAATGAGTTGTGGTTTGTTAATTTTACGGAACGGCTTACCGTACAGTGCAAAGCACAACGCATCAAGCAGAGTTGACTTACCAGCCCCATTCTCACCTACGATGAGTGTTGACTTATGGGCAATAAAGTCAATCTCTGTAAACACATTACCCGTCGAAAGAAAATTCTCCCAACGTATC